GGGTGGTAGTGGATACACATCCGACCCTACTGTAGTAATTACACCGCCAACTTATCAGGGCTTAGGTCCTAATGGTTCACCTTTTGTAACGGCAACTGCTACTGCTGGACGAAGTGGTAATGCGGTTAATGCTGTAACTGTTTCCAATTCTGGTGAGTTCTACACTGATACACCTTTAATTACATTTACGGGTGGTGCAGGATCTAATGCAGCTGCTACTGCTGTAATGGATAATGCTACTGGTGCTATTGCAATTACGAAGGTAGGCGCTGCTTTATTTACACTTGTTATAGACGTAGCTACACCAGCTGGATTATAATGGCATTAAAACCTACTATTCCACCGGCAGCGCCTATATCTGTTAGTTCAATTAGGACTGGCACGGTTGGTAATACTACTATCAACCCAGATGCAAGGCAGCCGACAGTCTTTGATTATTCTCAGAGTAATCAATTCAGGATTAATATACCAATATTTCCATTAACGGAATGGTTTGTGGTAAGTTGCAACGTCCCTGGTGTTACTATGGGCCAGGGCGTTGTACCTACCCCTCTATTAGATGTTCCTTTTATTGGTGATAAACTTACTTATGACCAATTCAATATGACATTTATTGTTGATGAGCAATTGAAGAATTATATTGAACTGCATGATTGGTTGGTCAATATGGCAGCACCTCAAAAGTCATCTCAATTTGGTGCTCGAACTAGTGACTATGTGGTACGTCCTAGTCAGCCTACTAAATTTTATAGAGATGGGCAAGAAGTAACAGGCTCTACATCCGATAGAGATTTATACTGTGATATAGAATTGTATATTTTAAGTTCTAAAAATAACCCTGTTGCCAAGATTACTATGCAAGAGGCTTTTCCTGTTACTCTCAGTGCATTAGATTATACCCAGCAAGATGCAGACACTAGTTATGTACAGTGTAACGTATCATTTGCTTTTATGCTGTATACAATTTCCGCCGTATAAATAATCCTGAGGGAGTAGTTAAGATAATCGGATTAGGTATGTAATCTTCCAACAATGTTATTGACGGAAGTATAGTTAGGGTATATAGGCAAGGGTTGGTTATCCTCTGGCTACTTTCTCACCTTTTTATTATGGAGTGAATATGGATTTAAGTGAATTGCAAAAAGAAGTGGATCGTGATATAAAGATTGATGATACTGAATTAGACATCGAAAGTATCCGTACACCACAATTACACAATAAGTATCTAAAACATTATACAAAGTATTCTTTACAATTAAGAAAGGTGCGGGATGACTATAAGTACTTGCATAGAGTGAAGTGGGAATACTATACAGGTAAAGCTGATCCTTCTGTCTATCAAGCAGAGCCTTTTGATTTGAAGATATTGAAATCTGATGTAGGCATCTATCTAGATGCTGATAAAGATTTACAGGAGTTAGGTCAAAAAGAGGCCTACTTGGAGACAGTAGTAAATTATCTTGAGAAAATATTAAGGGAGATCACAAATCGTAATTGGACAATTCGCAACACTATTGAATGGAAGAAATTTCTACATGGTGAGTGATGGACGTTACCCTTACAAAATTTAATGAAGTATATCTCCGTATCAAATGTGAACCTTCCATTGCAAGAGAGCTCTCGGAATTTTTCACTTTTGAAGTCCCAAATGCGAAGTTCATGCCGTCGGTTCGCAACCGACTTTGGGACGGAAAGATTAGATTGTTCAGCCCAGGTACTGGTAAAATCTATCTTGGACTACTACCGTATGTCAGAAGATTTCTCTCGGAGCAAGGGCATAAAATCCAATACGACAGCTCTCTTATCCCTCCCAAAAAATTTGACAAGAAAATTACCACCAAATTTGTACGCTCGCTGGAGAAAGGAAAATTTCGAGCGAGAAACTATCAGATAGATGCAATCCATAATATACTTACTAATGATCGTGGGCTTATTCTTAGCCCTACTGGGTCTGGCAAGTCTTTTATAATATACGCTTTAGTTCGTTACTACCTTAAAGTAATAGATGATAAGAAAATTCTTCTTATTGTTCCTACTACTAATCTTGTTGAGCAAATGTATAATGATTTTGCTGACTATGGATGGTTCCCCGACGAACACTGTCACAAACTCTATGCAGGATCAGATAAAAACACATCTAGAGAGGTGGTCATCTCTACCTGGCAGTCTATCTACAAATTAGATAAACGATACTTCAACCAATTTGGAGCAGTGTTTGTTGATGAATGTCATTTAGCCAAAGCCAAATCCTTAACCGGTATAATGACCAAGTTGCATGACTGTCAATACCGTATAGGTACTACAGGCACATTAGATGGGTCAGAAATTCACCAATTGGTTCTTGAAGGGCTATTTGCAAAACATAAAGAGGCCACTACTACCGCAAAATTGGTAAAACAAAAGTATCTCTCTAATTTAAATATACGATGTTTGGTTTTAAATCATGTGAAGTCAAACAGAAGGCAACGAACTTATCAAGAAGAAATGGATTATCTTTCTAAATCTCCTGCTAGAAATAATTTTATATGTAAGGTGGCGTTATCAAGAGATGGTAATACTCTCATCTTAGCTCAGTATATAAAACAACTAGAAACGCTTACTCTAGCTTTAAAAGAACATTCGCCCGATAGAAAAATATTTTTTGTGTATGGGGCTACTGAAGCCATCGAGCGTGATAATATTAGAGGTATTGTAGAAGAAGAAGAAAATGCTATTATTGTAGCCTCTTACGGTGTATTCTCTATGGGTATTAATATAAAGAGATTGCATAACATAATCTTTGGGAGTCCATATAAATCTCAAATTAAAGTACTGCAATCTATAGGTCGGGGGTTGCGTTTAGCTGAAGATAAAACAGAATGTAATTTGTTTGACATTGCTGATGATATGAGTTATAATAATAAAAGGAACTATACTCTTAAACATTTTGAGGAAAGAATAAGTATCTATTCTCAACAAGAATTCGGTTATGAGATTCTACCAGTAAAACTTAAATCATAAATAGTAATATGGAAAGTACAGCATATAAATCAGGATATCCCTTTAAGGTTCTAAAAATGATGAACGGTGAGGACGTCTTATGTAAAGTCCTTGAAGAATATAAAGATGCTCTAGTAGTAGAGTATCCGATGTCTGTGGTTAAAAATCAGATAATGGAATCTAATGACCATATAGTGGAACATACAGGCCTACAGCGCTGGATGAATTTTACACATGATAAATCTTTTGTTATTCTTAAAGAAAAGATATTATCGTTAGGTGATTTGGCTCCTGAAGTGACCTTGTATTACAAACATATCTGCAAAAGAATCTCTTTTGAAGAATCTAATGAACTTACTACTGAAGATGAAGCCATGATGAAGATGCGGGATAACATGGAACAATTGGTTGATGCGGTTTCTGGTTCCAATGGTACTTTAAAGGAATCTGATATACCTTCTAATGTTCTTCCAATTGATAAATCTAAACTTCATTAAAGGCACAACACAGCTAATTATACACACTTGTTGCCGTGATGTCAAGGCCTTTTTGTAAAAAATATTGAAAACAATTATTTGTGATATTGATGGTACTTTAACAGAGTATACAGGTTTAGGACATTTAGGAATAGTTAGAGAAGAACATAAGCTATTACCTGGTGTCCTTGAGCGTATGCGGAGCTGGGAGATAAAAGGCCATCGAATTATCCTTATTACTGGTAGACGAGAATCGGTAAGAGAAAGAACTGAATCAGAACTCCGAAGATTAGGTATACCATTTGATATGCTTTTGATGGGGTATGCAGATAGTGGTAGAATACTTATAAATGATGTTGGACCCAGGGTAAAAGCTCATGCTGTAAATGTGCCTAGAGATGCTGGGTGGAATGATGTAGATTGGGTAGAAGTGGGATTAGAATAATGCTTGACAACCTACTTTAAGTATGTTATTATTATAAATGTCTTAAAAATAGAAAGAAGGCATTTAATTATGAAGAAGTATATATATTTGGCAGGACCTATTGCAGGTTGTACGGAAGAAGAAGCCACCAGCTGGCGAGATTATGCGGTCAGTATGTTACCCTATGGTATTGTAGGCATTTCACCTTTGAGATGTGAACCCGTGAAGGAAGGAATGACTTATACAGATATAGGCGCTACAGATAAGATGTGGTCAGATCCTCGTGCAATCGCAACAAAGAATTGGTTAGATACTGAATCTTGTGATTTGGTTTTAGCATATTTACCTAAAGAACTAAATGATAGACGACCATCATATGGTACTACTATTGAAATCGGTTGGGCTATTGGTTTGAGAAAACCTTTGATAGTTGTTTCTGATGACAAGTACTTGATGGATCATCCTCTTATTAAACACAACGCTTCATGGCGTTTAGATAACTTAGAAGATGCGTGTGAAGTTATTATTGGTTTGTTTAGTGATTATGTGGGCCCAGTTACACATTAAGTCCTCCGTAAGGAGAGCCCCATGGCTACAGAAAAGAAAAAGAAAGTTCACTATGTTGATAATAAAAAATTTCTAGCAGCAATAGTAGAAAGAAAGGAGCAATTAAAAGATGCGGAAGAGGCCGATGAGCCAAAGCCGCAGATTAGTAATTATTTGGGAGAGTGTATTCTAAAGATTGCTAATCACCTGTCGTATAGACCAAATTTTATTAACTATACATACAAGGAAGAAATGATTTCTGATGGTATAGAAAATTGTTTACAGTATATAGATAATTTTGATCCAGAGAAATCGAAGAACCCTTTTGCATATTTTACACAGATCATTTATTATGCATTTGTTAGACGTATAGCGAAAGAAAAGAAACAGCAGAAAATTAAAGATAGAATATTAAAGAGGTCTAGTATATCTGATTTAATTACTGTACAAGAGCATGATGACGAAGCCGATTATCAAACTCAATACATAGAAATTTTGGATAAGTATTCATTTTCAGATGATGACGAAGATGAAAAGAAGAAAATCAAACCGCCAAAAAAACTATGGAATGATGGCGGCGAAGGTAATGATTCCTCCGGCGGATGAACAGGGTATGTGGGCCCACCAGTTAGATGAAGATAGCATTAATAACAGATACACATTTCGGAGGTAAGAATGACAATTTGGCGTTCTCGGAGTTCCAAGCCCGCTTCTACCGAGGAATTTTTTTCCCAATACTTGATCAGGAAGGAATTTCAACGGTGGTTCATTTGGGCGATACTTTTGATAGGCGGAAGTATACTAATTTTAACACTCTTAAATTAGCTAAGGAGATGTTCTTTACTCCTATCTATGAAAGGGGTATTGAATTGCATACCTTACTTGGGAATCACGATTGTTATTTTAAAACAACTAATGATGTAAACTCCATGTCTTTAACTTGTGGTGAGTACCCTATACATTTGTATAAGGATACACCAGAGGTAATAAACTTTGATGGCCTTGATGTATTGATGACACCATGGATTGCACCAGACAAACACGCTGAATCTTTAAGAATTATATCTAAAGCCAAAGCTGATTTTCTTATGGGACATCTTCCATTACAGGGTGCAGAAATGTTAGATAATGTTTACTGTGATGATGGTATAGAACGAAAACATTTTAAACGATTTGAACGTGTGTTTTCAGGACACTTTCATAAACAACAAGACGACGGACACATTCGTTATCTTGGTGCCCCCTATGAGATTACATGGAATGATTACAACAGCAAGAAAGGTTTTCATATTCTAGATACAGAGACAAGGGAGCTAGAGTTTTTTCAAAACCCCAATCGTTTATTTAAAAAGATATTCTATGATGATGGGCATACTTGTGATGAGATGCTTAATATGGATCTTTCTGAATATGAGGGGTGTTATATAAAAGTATTTGTTATACAGAAATCTGACTTCTATACGTTTGATAGGTTTATTGATAGATGTTATAATGAAGGTAACTTTTATGAGTTAAGAATTGTTGAAGATTTTTCAGACCTTGATCCCAATTCTATTACTGATGAGGTGGTAGAAATAGGTGAAGATACGATGACATTATTAGACCGATATGTGGAAGAGATATCTAGTGAAGCTTTAAATAAAAATAAATTGAAACGATTGTTGAAGAATTTATATATACAGGCCTGTGAAGTAGAATGATAAAATTTAATGCAGTAACGTGGAAGAATTTTCTTTCCACAGGCAATACACCTATAGAGATAGCTTTAAATAATTCGCCGTCTACTCTTATCATAGGCGATAATGGATCCGGTAAGTCTACTGTGCTTGATGCATTGACGTTTGGCTTGTTTGGTAAACCATTTAGACGTATCAAGAAAGATCAGTTGGTGAATAGTGTTAATGGTCGTGACTGTACAGTAGAAGTTTATTTCGATATAGGTAAACGTAGATATCTAGTCATTAGAGGTATCAAACCTACTCGGTTTGAAATCTATATGGATGGTAAGTTGGTGAATCAGGATGCATCATCTAGAGATTATCAGAAACTATTAGAGAACAATATACTCAAGCTGAACCATCGGTCATTTACACAGGTGGTTATACTAGGCTCATCGTCATTCATTCCATTTATGCAGTTGACAGCAGCTGCTCGTCGTGAGGTGGTGGAAGAAATACTAGATATCAAAGTTTTCTCTTTAATGAATTATATATTGAAGCAGAGAATTAAAGACAACAAGGAGAGCTCACGGGATATCAAATATGAAAATGATATGCTCCAGCATAAGGTAACACTCCAAGAGAATAAGATTTCAGAATCAAAAGAGAAAAGTAAAACATCTCTTAAAGCATTAGAAAAGAAGATGAAGAAAAATGCTGATGACATGAAGAAGTTGGAAGATGAAGTTGAAACACTAAAGGGTTTGGTGGCTGAATGGGAGAAAGACATTTTACCTAAACATGAAAAGGTAGATGAAGATAGAACAGAGTTGAATAGAATAAAGTATAGAATGGATCATAAATCTTCTAAGGCTAAACAAGAGATTTTATTTTTTAATGAGAATGATAATTGTCCAACGTGTGAGCAACATATAGATGAGGAGTTTAAGAGTAAGGCTATAGAAGAGCGTACAAATAAAATGATTACCAGTGCTTGTACTATGGTGAGTTTAGATGCAGAGTTAAAAGAAATGGACGCTCGTATAGATTTGTATGAAAAGATAGAGAAAGATAAACGAGAGCACGAAGTAAATATAGCCAAGAAAAATACTTCAGTAGAATCTATTTTAAATTTTAATACAGATGTACAAGGACAGATAAATGATATACAGACGGCGGGCTCTTTACTTGAGGAAGATAAGACACGGTTACAGGAGTACCGTGAAGATTCAAAACGGATTAAGAAAGAGAAAGAAAAGATACAAGACCAAGCCAACTACCTTAACATTGCGAAGCAGTTGCTTCAGGACACCGGAATTAAAACGAAGATCATTAAGAAGTATCTACCTATTATGAATAAGTTGGTGAACAGTTATTTAAATCAGTTAGAGTTTCAAGTCAAATTTGAATTAGATGAACAGTTTAATGAAAAGATAAAGTCACGTTACAGAGATGAATTTGCCTATGCAAACTTCAGTGAAGGTGAGAAGATGCGAATAGACTTGGCTCTGTTGTTTACATGGAGACAGATTGCCAAGATGAAGAATAGTACCAACACCAATCTATTAATACTGGATGAGATATTTGATAGTAGTTTAGATGTGAATGGTACAGATGAGTTCTTAAAGATATTAAATACTTTAAGTAACGAGAACATATTTTTAATCAGCCACAAGTCCGACTTGAATGTAGATAAGTTTGATAGCCTGATTAGATTTGAAAAGATACAGAACTTTACGAAGGTAACAACATGAGATTAGTAGAAGAAACAAATCCTATATTATTACAGAAGTGTGAGCCGTTTAACTTTGATGAACCTATTATGGATCCTTATGAACTTTCAGATGAGCTACAGAAGGTTAGAAAAGATGGACCCGGTATTGGTTTAGCCGCACCCCAGGTAGGTCTAAATAGTCAAGTATTAGTTATTGGGATGGGTGATTTTAAAACAGAAGGGGTTGATGATTATAACAAGGTATTTTTTAACCCTACTATTTTATCATATGAAGAAGGTAGTGTCTATATGATGGAGGGATGCTTGAGTTATCCGGGGTTGTTTTTGAAAGTAAAACGACCAGAGAATATCACAATGGAATGGTATACGGAAGAAGGGACCAGATGTGAAGAACGCTTTATAGGTATGACATCAAGAATATTGCAGCATGAGGTGGATCACCTTAATGGAATCACCTTTTTAAAGAGAGCTGTTAGTTACCACCTACAAAAAGCACAGAAGGATAGAAAGATACAGGGAAGACGCAGGAAAAAGACACAAGAATGACATATATTCCCTTGACATTCTCTACAATATGATGTATAATTATAGAGATATGATTACAAACTATATGGCACAGAAGTTTTTACCGGCAGCATCTCCGGTCTTTCACAGGATGAGTGACACAGAGTTATTGTCGATAGTTGGTTGGGCTCAGAAATGGCCTGTTGGAAAGGTATATGATACTGCTTTTGAACAGGTGTTTCCTGAGAAACAATTGAAAGAAGCTAAGCCAGATTTTGATGAATGGTTTATAGCTTCAGAGAATCCAAGACTTCCCATCATAGTTCGGGAAGAATTGATAAGGGCTTTTCGTATTCATATGGCTTCCGGGCGTATGGATGTGTTAAGGCTAGGTGCATTAGCAGAAAAATATGCCAAACGAATGATGTATGTTGGTTTATTCTTTTTGTTCTTGATTCTAGTATTTTAGTTGTATAAATAGTTATGAAGGATGCTTAACGGGTCTTTCATTTAACCTTGCTTGATTTTTAAGGAGGATACTGAAATGGTAACTACACAAGCAATCGCAAATATATTCGATCACTTTGATCGAAATCTTTTAACCCCCTACGCTGTTGGCTTTGACCG